CTCACCGCCCATATAGCTTACTAATAAGAAGCGCCAGTTGGCACGGTTGTAGTTGTAGAATCTATTGGGACTGGCTATGCGCCCCAGTTGTTCATCAACGATTTGAATTATTGACATATTATACTCTCATTCCTTGTATTGTAGGGCCTTTGTAAACGCCCTGATGTCCCCAGCGCTGTGTGCTAACTGGATACATGCTTGTATCTCTCTTCACTGGGAATAGGTAATCAACCAAATATCCCAATGCATCATTCATATGGTCATAGCCACTGTCTTTATCTGGCTGTACTGTGCCTTCTTTGTAGGTATGACGCTCTATGCACTCTATTGTATATTTACATGAATTTGCAATATATAGGTGTCTTTTCCCATCAGAACCGCAGAGTCTACTGTTAACAGCATTGATACGATCTCTAACCTGTGTATGACTATTAGGGGCCTTAACAATAAAACCATTGTTGGCTAGAATAGAAAGATCAGTTGCACCTCCTGCACTTGTCTTACGCTGTCTTGCGGCAGGATCAGGATAGACCCATATCTTAGCACGGGGATAACGCTGTTTTAATTCATCTGCCATTTCTTGTGTGTTGGAACTAAACATACGCACTTCATCTATAACATAAAGATCATCGTTGCGTCGAATAGCCACTACCGCAGTCATTGGATCAATGTTAAAGTCCATGCCCACATACAATACATCTGTGTTAATTTCTTGTGGTAATGGATAAGTGTTTTCTTTACGGTCAAAGGCATAATAGATTCTGCCACTGTAAGTTTCAAATGTAGCCATAAACTCTTGTCTAAACTGTCGTTCATCAAGGTCACGCATGGCTGCATCTATCTCCGCTCGACTAACTTGTCCGCCATCAATGGTAGTATATTGGAAACTCTTCCAAGCATCTGGAAACTCTTGTTCCATTTGATAAAGTTCATAAGCCCAGTTGGCAATACCTTTAGGAGTACCAATGAACATGGCCTTGCCTTCACGGTCGGCTAGCGTAGGACGCAGGACTTCAAAGAATGCTTCGGGATCCACATCGGCGAATTCATCCATGATCAAATAGTCTAGTCCAACACCACGGAGGCTATCTTCATTGTCTGCACCTTTAAGGGCTATGATGCTACCATTCTTTAACAGAATACTTAATTCACTTTCATTTGCCTTGCGAATCCAGCGGAGATTTTGTAGTTTTTGTTTGAGCTTGCGCCAGACAATCATCTTGGCCTGTTTGTAAGTAGGTGCTACATACCATACTTCTTGGTCCGGGACTCTAGCGTGGAAACAAAGTTCTCTTATCGCCAAATGGGTTTTACCAAAGCGTCGCCCAGCCACAACAACCTTAAACCTATGGTCATCATTCGCAATCGTTTGTTGTGGGACACTTAAGGCCATTTATATACCTAAGAACTTAAGAATTGTGGGTAAGTTAATGGCATGCAACCATCCACATCCGGCTAGAAAGGCTAGGAATGCCATGGCATATAATTGCCACTTGTCCTTGAGTTTTTCTAAGTTGGTGATCTTAAGTTTGAGACTATCTGTAGTCTGTTCTAATTGACTAGCAAGTTCGGCATGTTGTTTACAGCTGATTTCTCGCATGTTATCAAGTTGATCCATGAGACGATTATGATTATCGTTCACAGTATGTCTTAGGTCATCTAGTTTTTCTTCTAGAACTTCAATTTTTGTTTCATTGACAATGGTACGCTCGGCTAATGATGGGCTCATAATTCATTATCATTCCAAGGTAAAGGTTGATTTACGGATGAATCTTGGGGATTATCCGTTTGTCCCAAGATGTTTTTGCCTAACCAAATCAGCATAGTTGCATTGCCGCCCATGGCCACTTTAAGCTGTGCTGAACGCAGTCTACGCTTTAGTTCTGCACGACCTTTTGCAATATAATCCGCAAAGTTGTATTTTAGAGTATCTGGTTTAACTTGGAACCAATCACTCATTTCTTCTAGGGTACAGCCCATGGCGGCCAGCTTCCAAACTTCATCTGGAGGAACAACTCTTTTAGTGGCTCCTCTACCAACAATTAACCCATCTCGAGTAACTGTGCCCCATTTAGGCTGTTGACGGGCTCGGTATTCCCATTTTGGAAATTCTTGAATAGGTGCTTCTATAGCAGGTATTTCACATTCACAGTCGTGTTCATGTGAACATACCTGGCTATTAACTTGGGATTGTTGATTGGGTGGATATAAAGTCATTGATCCACTGTCTATAATTTGATCGGCCATAAATGTATTTACTATAATTTAGAAAAACCAGGGTTAATTTGGCTGTTCTCTAGCTATTATGGTATCTAATGTTGTTCTAATAAAGTCAGTTAGTCTAGTCTCTCTATCCTGTGCTAGTTTGATCAATTGCATTTGTTCCTGCATTTGTCTTTGTATTTGTAGTTGATTAAGCTGTATTTCTCTTAGGTTATTTTCTATAAGTCCTACACGCACATTCAATTGCATAAGCATATCATAGGGGTCAACATTAAATTGTATCATAGTCTGGTTCCAATAGTATTTCGTAAGCGGTATCTCTAAACAGTCTATTCCAACGATCAATGGGTGCTAGGGCAAAATCTTTAGGTCTTCCATCTGCTCTTTTACCATTGGCTTCTGTGAGTAAATCTGCTATTATTGTCATTACTGTACGGGGGCGATTAAAACCTTTGAGTCTTTCTTGTTCCACGAAGAATCTCCAAAATTCATCACCTTCTATACAGTAAGCAAGTTCCTCCACACAATGCCTTATATGGACTACTAACTCCTGGCGTTGTGTGGCAGTTTGTTGTACATAGGTAGTTGAATATTTTAATCCTTCTCTTGGTGGCATCTTGTGTAGATCCTTATAGAGAATTCGCTTCATTTCTTTTCCTTTTAGCATTCATTTTATATTCTGCTTGTCTGCGGCAATGATCAGCACGGGTGATTAATTCTATATTGTCCAGTTCCCATACTCCAACATAGTCCGTGCGGGTCATGCAGAGATTGTCAGTGGCGCGACCTCTTTGATCCCAATAACCATTCCATATGGTGTAATAGTCTTCAAATGGTAAATTCCACTGTTCTTTTCTATAGTTGCACTGTGCTTTCATCTTAAGCCAGGGAATGTACATTTGATGTTTGTATGCATCTTCACCTGATTTCCAAACATGCGGCCTTAGTAGACCTTTTGCATGTTTGCCCCGTTGTATTCTTCCTTTGTTTCCATGTGGCATATATTCTCCTTTGTTAGTTTATTTATTAATTTCACTAAATATAGTATAGTTATTGGAGAAATTATGAAGATTTGTGTTTATGCCATTGCGCTTAATGAAGAAAAGTTTGTCAAGCCATTCATTGACAGTTGTAGGTCTGCTGATTTAATTCTTATTGCCGATACTGGTTCAACAGATTCCACTGTAGCACTAGCCAAGTCAATGGGGGCAACTGTTTATTCAATTAGTGTAAAACCATGGCGCTTTGACTCAGCCCGCAATGCCGCACTAGCCTTAATACCACAGGATATAGATATTTGTGTTAGTTTAGACATGGATGAGATCATGATTGAGGGTTGGCGTGAAGAAGTGGAAAGACTATGGGATTCATCCACTACTCGTATGCAGTATAGGTTCAACAATGGCATGGGCAACATATTCAATGCTACTAAAATACATCTGCGTACAGGTTATACTTGGCATCATCTATGTCATGAAATGATTGAACCCGATCCACGCACTACAGAATACTGGGCAGTGAGTGATCAAATACTAATTGAACATCATCCAGATAGAACAAAAAGTCGCAGTCAATATCTACCCATGTTGCGGGCCGCTGTAAGTGAAAATCCACACAGTCATAGAGATCGTTGGTATTTGGCCCGTGAATTTTTCTATGTGGGTGATTGGGCACATGCTATCAAAGAATGGAATCATTACTTAACAATGCCACAGGCCACTTGGCATCATGAGCGTAGTTTTGCATTTCGTCATATGGGCAAATGTTATATGCAGTTAAAAGATCATAATAATGCTCTTAAGCATTTTAGATTGGCTGTGGATGAAAGCCGTTATATTCGTGATACTTGGTTGGATCTAGCACAGGCCTGTTATGAACTAGGCTATTGGCAGGAATGCTTTTATGCCAGTACACAGGGTTTAACTATTACCAATCGTGAGTATGTGTTTACCAGTGGTCCCGAAGCTTGGGGTTGGCATTTATATGACCTAGCCGCATTGGCCGCACATAATCTAGGTATCCGAGAAGAAGCTATCAAATATGGTGCACTGGCATTGGAGCACAATATATCTGATCCTAGACTATTAAAGAATCTTGAATTTTATCTCAAGTAGACTTTTTCAACAATAAAGCACTGATAGCATCATCCAGTGCTTGTTCTTCTTTTTGTTGTGTTATCTCCATACGAATCACTTTGATACATTCGGCTACTTGATAGCCTGTGTATTTGCTGTAGATATCTCGCATGAGTTCTAATAGATCAGCGTCTATGGGTGTTGGTTTAATTGTCATATTATTTTCCGAAAAAATCATCACGAGTTGTTCGTTTTGGTGTTTCAATCAATCCTAATTCTGTTGCTTGATTGGTTGCCTCTTTGCTTAACCACGCTACCCACTTGTTGCAATCAACACAATAATAGTATCCTTGTCCAAACATCTTTGAATCCTTTTTGGTTGTTAGTTTAATCACTACATTATGATAGTTGTGATAGGCCAGAGGTTGACTTTTTGGTGCTAGGTGTTGTCTCATTGTTGTGCCCTCTGTTCTGCCCAAGTTTTAGGTCTTTGGCGTTTATCATATTTGGGATTTTGCCAATTGTCCTGTGCTCTTACACCTTGTGTTCGTTGTTTGGGTGTTATGTATTGTTCAAATAAATCAAAT